GTGTCGGCTTCCATCAGTGAAATACATTAATCGTCCAAATCTTCTTCGAATACATCGCTTTGTATTTCTGAATCGTCATCACTCATCATGGAGCGTGAAGCTACAGTGTACTTGTTCTTAATATAATCCGCAAAGTCCGTTTTGTCAAACATCATTTTCCAAAAAGTGCCGTTATCAGCAATTTCTTTTGCACGCATGAGTTTATCCGAAAGGATTTCACCTGTCGATGGATCAAAAGGCTCGTACCAACCAACTTTCGGTTTACGTAGATAACCGCCTTCTTCAGCAACGTCCATCAAGCCAGACCACTTGGCGATACCACCATCAAAAGTAACTGTAATCGGAATCTTAGACTTCTCACGAACATGGCGTGATTTTTCAATGTTGATCACAAAGTGATACCCTTTGATCTCAGTGCCTTCTTTTTCTTGTTGACGACCGATGATCCAAATGTTGTCTGCAGACAAGTAAATACCTGTACCACCACTCACGATTGCCTTTGGATACAAACCTTGTTCCATATAGATGTGGTTAACCACAACCATAGGAATATCTTTTAGGTTAAGGTGAGGCGTAACAATTCTGAACAGTGATTTGATTTGTTTTGCACGAGACATGTCCGCCACTGACTTACCGTCTTGGGCGTCATCAACTTCTTTCTTTGATGCAAGGTTACCAATTGAGTCGAGAACAATGATAACATGATCTTTCTTCTCAATTGCTTCAAGTTGTTGAACAATATCAAACTTAAGTTCTTCAACGTTAGTAATAGGTGTATGAATTACACGAGTCATGTCAACACCAAACGCTTCAAAGTATGCTTGAGGTGTACCAAATTCCGAGTCATAGAACAAGATAACAGCGTCTTTGTATTTTTGCTGATATGCTGCAGCCATGAGCAATGCAAACGCCGATTTAAAATGTTTTGATGGTCCTGCAAGCATAGTAAGACCCGGTAGAAGCCCACCATCAATAGAGCCCGATAGTGCAACGTTGATCATTGGTACTTGTGTTGGAATTGCTTCCTTTTTACCAAAGACCTTTGAGTCAAGCAATGGTGCTGTGAGCTTTAAGGTAGATGATTTGATTAATTTATCCATAAGCGACATATGCGATTATTCTCCTGTTATTGCGATTTTAATTCTAACAAGAGTTTTGCAACCTTGTTATTTACTATATACCAAAAATGTATCAATGTCAACTAAAGAAACTTTCCAGAGTATTCACATGCTCGAGTTGCCAGTTGATTGCATCAGAGACCAATTTAAGCGGTTCTTTGAATGTTTTATCGAATTGCATATCATAGTCAATATACTTATGCAGTTCAAATTCTTTTGGTAGAAATTGAGGAAACGATATAATGTTGCTTCCCAATGTATTTGGCAACTTAAGATAACAGAACTTTACCTTATTACCATTCTTGATTTCATCTTCGCGAAGTTTAAGCTCACGTACTTTTTTATTGTACATGATTGACCCACGAACATGAATTGGTGTACCTTTCTTAAAGACCGTAGACCTATCTTCCCACTTATCAATGTCAGTAACACCACGCGGAAAACTTACATCTTCAGGTGCTAAACTTTTAAATACTTCGTAGAAGTCTGCAACAAACTTTTGTAAATCTTTTTGAGTACCTTCAAGCATGATCTTGTATGCTTCCTTAAACTTAGTACGAACTACTTGAGGAGTTGAAGATTTTACAGCCTCAATGCCCATGATCTTAAGTTTAGGTTCAGCATATTGAACACCTTCAGAGTTGTGTACGTTAAGAATGTATCGTTTCTTTGCAGTCCAAATACCAGCGTCTGCAATTGCTTCGCGTTTCATCACCATCGTATTTTTGAATGCGTTCTGTTGATTGAAAAGTATTTGATATGCGTCTTCTAAAACTTTTTCAAACTTTTGTTCGCATGCTTTATCGAGGAATGAAACCGGATCTGCTGCTTTCACATGTTTTACAAGTGGTGCCATCGATACGTACAATGAGTCTGTATCCATGTATAATACGTAATCAACAGCAGTAGTGTTCATGATTTTGTTCATAGCGGTATTCATATATTTTTCAGCCCAACGAATTGATAGCTGACCAGAAAGAGTAATACCTTCTGCGATACGAATATCAAAATATCTAAAGTATTTATTACCAAGAGCACCGTAGAGAGAGTTCATCAAAATTTTAATTGCTTGTTGAGTATTATCAAGCATGTTCATTTCACGTTTTAACTCAGGTGAATGTGTTTTTTCATACTCCTGTTTTACCCTAAGCATTTTCTTTTTTGTGATCTTACGCTCGGCATAATAGCTTTCAATAATTTCTGGAAGAAAGCCTTGTTTGTCTTTACGAAACATAACACCATTTGCAGCAACAGCAACATTCATGTCACGAATTTCTTTTGGTAGTTCCACACCTTTAAGATAGAAGTCTACATCACATGGCATACCGTGTGATGCGTTTTCAACAATCGTTTCTGGTGACATGTTGTATTGAACGATTGTCATTGGATACAGAGAGTTTAAGTCGAATGATACAACCCACTCGTGTCGACCTACAATCGGATCTTTAACATAACCGCCTGGAAATTCTGGACGATGTTTATCGCTCGATGGTGGAATCGCGATGTTCTTATTGCTCAGGTATCGATAGATGATCGAATCCCAGATGGTTGTTGTGCCGAGAGTATCAGGATAGTTAACACCACCTTTGTATGCGATAATCAACGCGAGAGAAAGCAGTCCCGTTTGTTGCTCGAGCTTATCAACTAGCACCACGTCGCGAATGTTATAGTCAATAAACTTTTGGTGATCATTTTCATACAACGCATGGAGTGAGCCATGTTCTTCATACGATAGCTTACGTTCACCTAAGATAACATGTGAGATGTGATCAAGCGCATACGATTCTTGAGTGCCATATACATACCCAAACTTTTGGAACAGGTCAATATAATCGAGTTGTTGCACACCATAAATTTCGTATGCATCGAGTGATTTGCCTTTCACATTGATCTGGCGATAGTTGACGATACCCCATGGCGATAGCTTCTTCGCCCACTCTTCACCAATAAGACGAGTAATTCGATTCACGAGGTATGGAATATCGAAAAGTCGCATGTTCCAGCCAGTGATTACGTCTGGGTAATGTTCCTCCCAGTATGTCAAAAACTTCATAAGAAGCTCTGCTTCATCTGAGCATTTTGTGTATTGCACCAAACATCCTTCGGGAATGCCATGCGCCTTTGTCGTGTCGTAGTCCTTGAGTCCCCAAACACGATAGACCGAGCTCTTACTGTTTTTCATAGTAATAGCCGTTACAGGATATTTAGCTTGCTCTGGGAACGGAAAGCCTTCGTCTGATTTAACTTCGATGTCGATATTGCCAACTGCGATGTGATTCAGGTTTGGTTTAATATCACCTGGAAACTTATCATTGATAAACTGTGCAACGTAGTTTGAATTACCAAACACTTTGAAGTTATCAACGTCTTTGTAAGTATCAAAGAATTCTTTTGCGTCGTTGATCGAATTAAACTTAATAGGCTCAACTTGAGTGCCATCAAGCGTAGTCCATTTACCAGACCAACCACCATGTTTAGGTTTTACGTAATATGTAGGTGCAAATTTTACCCTTTCATGAATTCTAGCCCCGTTTTCATTATAACCACGATACAAGATACTACCACCCATACGGTGCACTGAAGTATAGAAAGAAGACGTCATATAAACCCCTTAGTACATAATAATTTACTATACACTAAATGTGCATAGATGTCAACAATTTAGAGGACCGAAGCCCTCTAAATTTTTTTCGATAGCAATGTAGATTATTCAGTTAGATAGCCATAATCTAATTTTGTTTCAGATTCTTCTGAAGGATTTGTGGCCTGATCAGAGTCCGATGGCTTTTCTAAAATATCAATTTTCTTTGTCTTTTTATGCTGAACGATGTTTTCAAGAAAAATGCGAAGCATACCATTGACCATTTCAGCGTTATTAATCTCAACGGTATCTGCGAGTGTGAAACTACGTGTAAAGCCACGATTCGCGATTCCCTTAAAGATGTAATTTTTTTCATCATTTGGATCTGTTTGGTTGATCTTACCAGTGATTTTTAGTGTGTTCTCTTCAAGTACAATTTCCACATCTTGTTTACTGAAGCCCGCGACGGCCATTTCTACAACATATGTATTATCGCCAGTTTTCTTAATATTGTATGGCGGATAAGTGATTACCTTTGAAGCTTGTGTTTGCAAATCTTTAAATCGATCAAAGATTCTATCAAAGCCAATAGAAAAGGTGTCGTATTGATTATACATGTTTGCCTCCTAAAACAGCAATTAATGAAATAGGACCCATTATGGCATCCCATTTTATTTATAACACATATTACAATTTATGTCAACTATTTCTTTTTCCCAATAGCGTATTTTGCCACTAGGACCCATTCGTCTTTTTCCTTGAATGGTAACACTTTTATTTGTGACAATGGCGCGGTTGGATCTTGAACAGACGACTTATTTACAATCTTTACAAGACCCCATTCTTCAAGAAGATTGACGATCGTGTTTCTTCTAGATCGATCTTCTTCAGAAAGTGACTCGGCTTTATTATCAAGGATGAAAAGTTCTTTAAAATGAAGGATATAATATTTGCCTTGCTTGTGCAAAATATGACACGATTGGTATAGAATATTGTCTTTTTTAGAAGCAACACCAATACGAGTTAGTGTTTCCTTTACCTTCAAAAAAGAATCCGCTGACGGTAATTCTACTTCTACCAAACTATCAATTATATTCGTCACTTTGTACCACCTTTATGTCGCTGTTTTTTCAACGATTCAATTTGATCTTCGGTTAACAAAGATAGGTACTCTATACCAACTGTTTTATTACAGTTATACGTTTCACACACAATATCTAAATCTTCATCAACCAAAGCTTTAGCCCACTTACGAAACTGTCGTTTCTTTGATCTAACAGTATTTATAAGAATATCAAATTGTGCACGTTTTGGCAAATGGTGGTTCATGTTAACGAGGTTGGCGATTAGAATAGTGTCCTCGTGATATGATAAAGCAGTATTTGTCAGCCATGGGTTATAACCAGACTCAGCTAAGGCATCGTTTTCAGTGCCTCGCATCATACTTTTCTTATCGACAAGGATCGCGTTTACGTAGTCAAACGGGTTCGACATAATCTTCATCCTCATCTTTTACGTTGTATTTCTTTTCGCAATGTTTACACATGTGTGCTTTACCAATAGTCCCTTGGCCAGGACCATACCGATACGCGATTTCTACGCAATCTTCGCGCAAGGATTGTCTTGAGCAAATAAAGCACTCGATCTTTTTTGTTTTGCTTTTGAAAACGTCTAACCAACCCATATTATTTCCAATCGTTTAGTTCGGCCATCAATGTTACCAATGCGGCCATACGGTTAATTTCTGGATTTGCAACAAATGCTTCTTTGTACTCGTATTCAGCCAGAATAATAATGGAATCAGCTACTGATGACGTGCTCACGAGTTTCGTTGGAAGAATGTCATATAGCCCACGATACAACATAGCCGAATCGATGTCAGAATTTTCGCCGACCCATTTACGCACATCAGTGAACTTTTTAGCCTTGAGCAACTTAATCAATTCTTCAATCGAAGCAGACCCCTTATTACTTAGGATGCCAGCATCGATCTTACCTGTTGCTGCATAACGCTGAAGTTCATTAAGAACACGGCGCCAGTCGGGAAAGTATGTGTTGATCAATTCAGCAACTGCCTTTTGATCATATTCAATTTTCTCAGACTCAAGGATATTGCATACACGCTTAAAGAACTGTGAGGCCAGTTTTGGACGATCAGCAACACTGATGTTAAAGTTGATACATGAACAACGTGATTGCAATGGTGGAATGATACGATTCACCAGATTACACGTAAGAATGAATCCACAATTCTTCGAGAACTCTTCCATAAAATTGCGTAATGCAGGTTGTGTCGAATTAGCGTTTAGATAATCAGCTTCATCAAGAATGACGTATTTACGCCCACCTGAGAATGACACTGTTGAAGCAAAGTTTGCAATATCAACTCGAAGTGTGTCAATGTTACCATTCATCGAGCCGTTAATTACAATGTAATCTGCACCAAGCTCATCAAGCATAGCCCGTGCAATAGTAGTTTTACCAACACCTGCACTACCCGAGAGTAACAAGTTTGGTACGTTCTTATCATCGACAAACTTTTGAAAAGTGTCTTTCATGTCTTTTGGCAAGATAGTGTCTTGCACAGTATGAGGCCGGTATTTTTGCGACCACAAATATTCTTCCATGTTTCACCTATTCATAATAAAAGTGGGTACAGAGATCATTCCCTGTACCCGAGTATTCATATTATACAACAACTTCTTCGTTGTCAACTGTTGATTCTGCACTGGCGTCTTTATCTTTTACAGATTTTTGGTATTCCCCTACAAATTGTGCAAAGCGATCTCTTAGAGCACCAACCTGAGAAAGCTCTTCGCCAGTAAAAGCACCACGTGTTGTGACTACGTCAATAATTTTTAAAGCAGCTGCGATGTCATTAACAGTAAGTTCCATTTGTATATCCTTAGTTAGCTGAAAGGGCGATGTAGTATTCAACCTTATCAGATTTGAAGTGAGCAAGGCCGCGGGTTGAAAGTGATACGACGTAATCATTAGGCATCAATTTAAGATTTTCAGCCTTAATGATCATTCTGAATTTTGGAATTGATACATTATCAGATACGATAAAATCATATGCGTCAGCAGTAGGGTTCTTTGAATCAACTGCTGAAAGAGTAATCGAAGATCCGTCACTTGTGAATGCAATATCGGAAAGATTGAGAACACCTGCTGCACGAACAACAGAGTCAAGTTCTTTCCATTTGATTGTTACTACTGCTTCTGGTTCTGGGAAGTTGATAGTCTGATCTGATGGAGTAGCAACCATCGCTTCGGCCGCATATGTATAAGACACTCGGCTTTTTCCAGCAGAGATGATAAATTTATCTGTTGCGAATTCTACGTCTGGATCGTTAAACAACGAAAGAGTCGCTAGGAATCGCGACAAATCATAAACTCGTGCAACACTTTCAAAGTTTTCACTTACCGTTGCGGACGCCATAATTGTTTTCTGTGGATGCATAGTTTTGATTGTAGACCCAGGCTTAAACACGATGCCTGGATTAACTTGCGAAAAGTTTTTCAAAACGCTAATAGTTTCATTGCTAAATTTCATAATCATTTACCCTTTGGTTTGAATGCTGCACGTCTTTGTTGACGATTTGGTTTTACCATATTAACACCATTTTGATCAGGTGTCAAATAATTTTTTTGATTTGATGCGGCGCTAGCGGTAGGCGATGCAGAGATAGCTGCCATTGCTGACATCGATCCACCAAACACATAAGAGCCAACATGCTTCAGTTGAATCCATGGGCACATGTAAACATTCAAACCGATATTAGTGCAGTTATGACAGAACATATAATCCTCTGAGAGATAACGGCGAGTCTTTGGATCAATAATGCAATCAAAGTAAGCAGTAATTTCTCGAGTGCCATCAAAATGTTCTGTACGAGCATGATCTGGCAAATAAGACAATTCTGGATAAGCCTTTGCGTACTTATCAAAGGTGTTACGATGAATGATCATAAACCCAGTTCCTGCTTCTCGGACTTTTACCGGTTCGTCAATTCGAAATGATTCAATACCTTCAGCCGGATTAAAGACGTAATCACCTACAAAGTTTTCGAGTTCAAACGGGTTTGTTGCGCCATAGCCCTGATCAACAGCTGACTTAACCTTTTCCCATGAAATGGTCTTTTTGGGGTATGGGCCAGTGACAATATCGTAACCGGTTTCAGGCTCACATAGATGCAATAGTGTAAACACATCTTTAAAATTGAATCCAATGTCCGAGTCAATAAACATAAGATGTGTACAATCAGAACGCAAAAACTCATCAACACAATAATTTCTAGCCCGAGTAATAAGTGACTCATTAAACAAATAATAGAATCGAACATCAATTCCATACTTAGCACAAGCCATTGCTAGATCATTTGTTGATTTAGTATACATACCTGCGCATTGTCCGCCGTACATCGGAGTAGCTACAAATAGCTTTTTCTTCTGAAGATCCTCGATTTTGATCTTGATTTCCATTACTTACCTTTCACTTGTCTTGCATTTTTAAGTTGTTTTTGAATCCATTTTGTACATTCCTTTGCGGTGTACGCGTTATCATCAACGGCGATGATACGATCATCAGTGCCAATTTCACGAATAACAGAAGCTGTTAACATCATCGCAGATGCCATGATCATACACACTTGGTGCAAATCAGATCCATCTTCGCC